TGCGCATACACCAACTGCGTGTTCAGGTTCTGCAGCAAGCGCGCAGACCAGATGGTCGGAATGAAGTTGTTGATCGCCATGTCTCACATCTCCTTGTATGGGCTAGATGCCCTTCTCCAACGCGGCTTGCACCGCGGGCCAATTCCGGTTGATCTCCTCCGGCGTCATCTTGGCGATGGCCTCACGCGTCAGAACTTGCCCGCCGCGCGCCGGGTTCGTCGCGCTGCCGCCGCTCCCCTGCGCCCGCAGGTATGGTTTAGCCTGCGCCAACGCGCTGACCGCCTTCTCCACCTCCACCGGCGCGCCCTTGTCGTCAAACGTGATCTGCCCGCGCACCAGCGCCAGCGCCACCTCGGCGTCCACAATGCCCACCTTCTGCGCCGCCGCCTGCACTGCCATCTGCAACGCCTGCTCGCGCAGCTGCGCCGCCAGGGTGCCCTCGCGCTTTTGCGCCGCCTCCAGCTGTGCCTGCAGCTTTTGCGCCTCGGTTTGCTCGCTGGCCTGCCGTTCCTTGGCCGCCTTCACCAGCGCCTTTAGGTCATCGGCCTTCTCAAAGCCCAGCTCACTCAGCAGATCGTTGATCGCCGCGCTCTTGGCCCTCGTTGCCCGCTCGCCCACAATCGCGTCGAGCTGCTCCTGCGTGAACGTGCGACTCTGGCCCCCCGCGGGTTGGGGTGTAACAGCCCCGCCTTCGCCTTCATCGGTCGCCCACATCGTCTTATCCAACTGTCGCTGCATCGTTCCTCCCCGGTTGTTACCGCCACCGTCGCGTAAGGTGTCGCCACCGTCGCACGCTATTCAGTCGTTATGTCTCCTTGCCAGCCACCTTGTTTTGCCAAATGGTGGCCCGCTCGCCCCCCAGTGCGCCCTTTAGGCTCTTGCGCTGTACGTGCGTGCCCCAGACAGCGCTAGTCCTGGTAGTTTGCAGGTCAGATAGCGTTATCTCGCCAGCACGATAGGCCGCCCCGCCAGCCCTGCCCAGAATCTCGTCCTGTTCCTCTGGCGTAAGCCTGGCGAATCGCGCCTCTCCCGTCTCGATTGGCGCCTCTTCTTTCATCCCCTCGAAGCCCAGCTCGGCCCACGTCTTCACCCACGGAGAGCGCGAGCAGCGTCCATTGGGATGATCCTCAAACTCATCGTCAAGGCTGTGTACACTTCCGTGCAGCGCCCAACACGCCGCACAGGTGCGCGCATCACAGGCCGCGCGCCAAACCCATCCCTTGACCACATCGCTATTAGCCCGATAGCTGCGCACCGCCGCACTGCGATATGCGCGCATCGTCTCGGTGCGGGCCACTCGCAGCGCACGTACCAGATCGCCGCCAAAGGCCTCTTTCACCCGCCGGGCAATGCGCCGCGGGTTCTCGCCAACTGCCATTCCGCTGATCAGCGCCTCGCGCACCTGCTGGCCAGCCTCTACACCCAGCTCGTCAAGCAGCTTGCGCAGCGGTGTGCCGTTTGTCGTGAATCCCACCAGGTCGGTGATTGCCTCGCGATTCAGCCGCGTCCAACTGCCCTTCACCTGCGCGATCGTTACCCCTGGCGGCGGAGTGCCCAATGCCACCATCGTCTCGGCCTCCGCCTGTAGCTGCGCTGCTTCCACCGCCTCGCGCTGCAATGCTATGATGCGCGGCTCAGCATCGGCGGCCCAGCGTCGCAGCTCGGCCTCCACCTGGCGCTGCAACGTCTCCAATCGCTGTTGCTCGAATAGCCATGATAGCGACACGTCTCGGCCGGCAGCCCGCTCAACCTGCATTTTCTTCAGCAGCTCGTCCAGGCGCTTCTTGATGCTACGCCACGCCTGGCCATACGCCTGCACCATCTCGTTGGCCGCCTGGCTCTCATGGCGCAGCAGCGCACGGCGAAAGCGGTCAGCGTCGCGGTAGAGGGTCATGCAGCGTCTCCCAGTAGGCAATGCGGCGCTCGGCAATCTCGGCATACTCTGGCTCCTGCTCGATGCCGATGAACTCGCGGCCCTCCAGCGCGCAGGCGCAGCCGGTGGAGCCACTGCCCATGAACGGATCGAGCACGACGCCGCCCGTGGGCGTTGCGGTGAGCTTGACCAGGTAGCGCATGAGCGCGATGGGCTTGACCGTGGGGTGGTGGTTGCGGGTCTTTGTGCTGGTCTGGTTGGTGCCATGCTCAGGCGTGCCCGCAAACTCCCCATATGCGCTGTGCCCTACGCGCTGCACCTCCATCCCCTCGCACCCCGCCTCTCGCTCGCGGCGGCTGGCTTTGGCGACGTAGAAAAAGCGCGACGCGCCGCCGGTGTCGGTTCTTCCTCTGTCGCTGCGCTGCGCCCAGCCGCCGTTGTAACAGTTACCAGTTTGACCGTTGTACTGTTTCAGATTCCCGCTGTTGCTGTGCAGCTCCCCGCTCATCTCGTCCAGCATCGCGGCTGTGTCCTCACTGAGCAAAAGGTTCGCGGGCCAGCGGCCTTGATCGGATGCCACAAAGCCGTCATGCGCATAGCCAGAGACAAAACCACTAGTAGCCATGCTTCCACCCCCATGCCCATCGGCAACGCCAATCCTCCCCCCGTCAATGTTCAGCCCCGCGACGCCCCACGTCTCCGCGTTGTGCGCGAACGTGCCGTCCAGCGGCTTCATGGCGAGGATGATTGGCTCCCATGCTGGCTTCAGCGCAGTGCCCCAGCCGTCCCACTTGGCGGCAAGGGCGGTGGCGGGAGCGGTGATAGGCACGTCGCAATCGACCTGTGGCACCCCAGTCGCCTTGCCAGGCATATCGTGTCGCCCCGTTTCTGGAGCCGCCGTAGTCCCGTGCTTGATCCCTACCACTTCTCTTTCCACTCCCGCCGCCTTGTCGATGGCCTTGCTGATGTCGTGGGACTTGGGAAAGCCGTTGCCATACAGCCACATCAGCGTGTCGCGTATCTCCCACCCCGCGTCCTCTATCGCGCAGGCCAGCCGGTGCCAGGTGCGCGTGCCACCGAATGCCATCAGGATCGCCCCCGGCTTGGCAACGCGCAGGGCCAACTCCCAGAAGTGGCGGCCAGGGATGCCATGATCCCATTCCTTGCCCATGAACTCCAGCCCGTAGGGCGGGTCGGTGATGATGGTGTCCACGCTGTTCGCGGCCATGTCCGCCATCACCTCACGACAGTCGCCTACCAACACCGTCATATCACTACCCTCGCTCTCGCAGCAGCCCGTCCTCGTCGCCCACCGGCGAGCCGTGCTCGATCTCGTCGATCAACCGCGCCATCGTCTCTGCTTCCTGTGCCCCGCGCTTCTCGCGTTCGAGAGCGGGGTCATAGCCTAGCTGTTGCAATAACGTGTCGCGGCTCACGCCCAGCTGCTGATCCAGCAGCGCCGTCTGCCTCTCGGCCACGGCATCGCTCGGCAACATCTCTGGCCAGTGAAGCACCGTGCGGTTGTCTGGGCCAAACCCGCCGATCTCCAACAGTCGCCGATTCAGCTCTACCAGCAGCGCGCCATACGTGCGTCGCTTGACCTCGGTGCGCTCGATCAGTGGCTGGTACAGAATCTGTAGCGCCAGCCCGCTCAGCGCGCCAATGCCGTCCAGCTTCCCCGTTGCCACCTCTGGTACCTGCGCCACCTCGTGCAGCGCCTCGCGCATCCGGTCATATAGCGCGATGCTGCTCGACAGGTCGCTCTGCATCTCAAGATTGTGTAGTTCTGCGGCATCGTTGTTGAGCAAGATCACGCTGTCGACATTGATGTCGAGCTGGTCTTTGGATACGCCGCGCGCCCACGTTTTGGGGTGGGCATGAAAGCGAATGATGCGCTTCAGGTTCGACAGCACAAAGTCGATGCTGGCATTGAGGTCTAGCACGTCGCTTTCTAGGTCGGCCATGCCCCAAAACTCGTTTGGTAGTGGCAGGTTCTGGCAATCGAGCACTGGCGACCATGCGTACTGCCAGCGCGTTTCGGCCAACGTAAGCCAACCGCCACCACCGCGGCTTTCCTCGTCAACAATGCGCCAGCCGGCCCCGTCTGGCTCGATCCACTGGCGCCGCACTAGCGGCTCACCCGTGCGCGGATCGCTGGCGTTGTACTGAATCTTATACCAAGCTACCTGCTCGATATCGTCTGGGGACAGCCCAACGCTAACCGTCGCTGGGTCGAGCACGATCACTCGCGGGTACACTTGGTTTGGCACCAGCGCCAACTTGACCCAGGCGTGGCCACAGACGGCCCCATTCAGCGCAAGCTTTTGCAGCGTCAGCCCGCGCCCGTTCGTCTCCCAGCAGGCATCCAGCCATTCTTCTGGCGGCGTGCGCTGCTGTTCGTCCAGCTCAAAGCCAACGTCCTTGCCAAACAGGAAGGCAACCGCCTTGTCGACAATCACGCGTGCCAGATTTACTTGCACATTATCGTCTGGATCACCTTGGCGCACCTTGAGCGGCTTGGGCGCGTCTCCGTGGTATGCCTGCCAAGCGCGCTTGAATCGCAGCTGCCTCTCCAGCTCGTCGATGGCCATGGCGTCCGCTAGGTGTTGTGCAACAACGTTCATGCCCGCCCCTACTGCCATATCACTGGCCCGTATTCCACGCTGCGCGGTATTGCTGCGGCGTGCCAGCCGATTGCCACTGCCATCACGCAGTCATCGTGCATGCCCTCTGGCGCGCCATAGCGCGTCATGCCACCGGGGAGCCGCACGCTTTCGTATGCCTGTAGCTCGCCGACCAGCACGGGATCGTCGATGATCCGGATGCTTTCCTTCTCGAAGGCCAGCGCCAGCGCCTCGATAATCAACGCCTTGCTGGCACTTGTCGTGGTAAATCCGCGCACGGGTAGGCCGTCGCGTCGCAGTTGCTCGATGATTGGCTCGCCAATGCTGTTGCTTTCTGCCAAGATCATGTTCGGCTTGAACTTATCGGCCAGCGCGCCCAGGCGCGCGCGCTGTACGGCGTAGTCGATCTGGTTGAAGCGATCCAAATAGGCCAGCTCCCGCTCGGTGGCGTCCCACAACGCCAGCACGGTAAAGTCGTTGCTTTTGCCCCAGTCAACGCCCATCACATACTGATGGCCGTCGACGGGCTCCGATTGTGGCTCAAGCACCGCCGCCATCGATACCTTGCGGAACACGCCGCCGCCGTCTTCTAGGAACTCGGCTAGATATTCCTGTGCGAACGTGCGCTCAGGCAGCGATTGCCTCGCCGCCTCGATCTCGCTGGCCTTGATGAACGGATTGGCGCTGGTTGGGAATCTCCACGAGCGCCATTCCTGCTGGCCCATGTCCTGCCCCAGCTGCCAGTAGCGCCAGAACCAGTTGCGTCCCTTGGGCGTGCTGATGAACATGGCGCGCCCCAGCCGGTCAGACAGCGCCGGGCGCAGCGCCTCGATCCAGGTCTGCTCGCCAATGAATGCGCATTCGTCGAGCACTACGTAGTCCAGCCCCTCGCCACGCAGCGTATCTGGGTTGTCGGCCGAGCGCACCGAGACGCTGCCCCCGCCTGGCATGTCGATCTGCCTGTCGCTCAGGCGCACCGTTGCGCCCAACCGCTGTGCAAATTGCCTCATCGGCCGCCAGCCAACCTCGGACATGCGATACGTGGGCGCCACCCACCACGCCCTCCCGCCTTTTGCCGCAACGTCCAGGCATTCGGACACGCC